CCGCTTCTTGGTATTGCTTTGGAGTTGGTTTCATCGTAATACTACTTTTATTTTTATTTAGACAAAAAAAGAGGGGTGGTTAACCCCTCAATAATTAATCAACTTGTTGTTTTTTGTTGTGAACTTCGTCTTTCAACCAATCTTGAAAAACACTGTCTCCATCAACACCAATTTTAGGTGCATTAATAGAACCAAATCCAACAGCATCATTATAATGCCTAACGATACGTTCTGCGATTAATTCATCTTGAATTACACCCGCAGTTTTGAATTTCCATTCAGAAACTGATTTTAGTGCCAATTGATTGGAAAGGTATTCATGAAAACCTTTAGACTTACCTTCTTTACCTGCATAGTTATCTATGAAATGGTATACTGCAGCAAGTCCTAAAACAATGCTTCCATCAAGTGGTTTTTTCCAACTAGCAGATTCTTTACGTTTGATATGATACTTGCAGAGATCAATTGCACGTTTGGTATAACTATTGCTATACTTACCGATGCAAGTCTTTAGTTTTTCGTAACCAAAAAGTTCATCTCCATTTTCATCACCTATACCTTCAACATGTATTCCCAATAATTCAAGATTATCAAGCATAGTTAAAGCAGATTGAACACCACGAGCAATATCTGCACGAAGTTTTTCAATAGTACCAACATTATTTCTTAAGAAATTAAATTCCTTGAAATATTCTGCTTCCTTTTCTTCACACTGTTCTGGTGTAAAGTTTGCAGGATGAGATTGTACTTGACAAGGTAATTCAAAATTTTCAGGATCCTCAACGTACACACCTGCTAAACATGCAGTATGTTGTCCATCAACGATGAATAAATCACCATTGGGTCTTTTAAAAACAGTGAGGGGTTTAACAAGTTCAGGTCTGAACTTCCTAGCCTTTTTGATAAAATTTAGATTAACCAATCTTTGATATTTCTTATCGACTTTAAGATTCCCCAATCTAATATACACAATTGGAAAAAAATCGTCTTTTGTGAATTTCTTTCGTATCCCAGAAATTCCTGCTTGAATGAATCCAGCAACAAGAGACAGCAGTTTTATAACCCCCTGCCAAGGGTTTAGTAAAGTAGTCATGTGACGCTCCTTTTAGTGTTAGTTTATTTTGAATCGCCAATCCCATGTTTCAGAGATACACGATCTAGACAAAACGAGTCTGTCCATGTTTTATATAGTACTATAAAATCTTTAACCTGTCAACCCCCATAAAAAAAGACCCCCGAAGGAGTCTTTAGAAAAATATGTAATGTCTGAATTACATGAGGTTAGCAACTCTAACTCTTCTGTAGTAACGGTTTGAGTTAATAGCAAGTCTACCAAGACCTTGAGATGTAGCATCGCCTTCTGCGAATGGGTTAGCAACAAGACCGTATCTTGTCTTAAATCCAATCTTAGGTTGGAATGTATCCTGACCCACTGCACGAACCATCTGTAGAGGAACGTATGGGCAATAGAATAATCCAGCGTCATAAGGTGAAGAACCTTTGTATCCAACAACGTAGTACTGATCAGCAGATACGTTTGAAGAATATGGGTCGATGTATACTCTGTACTTACCTTGTAATACACCAGCAAATGTGTTGCCTGTGTCATCTACGTTAAGGTTTGCATTTAATGCAGGAGTATAATCAAGTACACCAGCCATTGTTAGAGCTGAAGCAACGTCTGCGGAACATAGGATCATGTTACCCTTTCCACGACGAGTTCTTTGTGCGATTGCGTTAGCGTCTCTTTCAATCTGGAAGATAAGTCCCTTGAACTTCTCAACTGACCATCTACCATTTGAGTCGATGTCTAAGTCGAATGTTCCAGGTGTAGCAACGTTAGCAGCAGCACCTGCTTCTGCAACCTTGTAAATTGAGCGAATAACTTCTCTGTTGATTTCAGCAAGAATCTCAGTTGATAGAATGTTTGCTAACTCAGCCTCAGCATTCAATCCGTGGATTGCTTTAAGGTCTTGTGCTAGTTCTAAACTGTACTCTGCCTTTAGTGCTCTGGACTTCGCAGTAACGGTAACTTTCTCGATTGAGAATGCCATTTCGTTGAAGTTAGGACCACTACCATCTCCGAGTGCTTCTGCCTTCTCGGTGTCCATACCGCGACCAGTTTTGTAAGTAAACTGATTACCAGGTGCACCTGAAGTTGGGTTAAGTAATGCAGGGTTTCCGCCTGAACCACTTTGTGTAGTACCGAAACCAACGTTAGTTCCTGTGTTTGCACCTTCGTTTTGAGTGTATCCTGAACCAACACCACTTGTGGTTGCTCCAGCACCAACAGCAGAGAATGCTGTATCTGCTTCGTTGAATAGTGCTTCACTAGTGCTATCCATAGTGTTGAACTTGGATCTCATTGCGAAGATAAGTCCTGTTGGACCATTCATTGGTTGAACACCTGCTAGGTCATAAGCGACCAAGTTAGGCATTGCACGTCTAATTAATGAAATTAGAACTGGGTCGAAACCTGCAACAGGTCCTGATGCACCAGCTTGGTTAGAGAAACCAGCAGCTGTAGTACTGGATCCTGTGCTATTTGTAGGAGCCGCTTCTGAAAGAAATTCTCTCTCTTCAGTAAGTGCTCTTTCTTGGTTCTCCAGGAGAACTGCGGTTACCATTCTACGATGTGAATCTTGAATTTTATCCGAACCTTCATGGTCTAGGATAGGTGCCCACTTCTCCTGCAGTTGTTCAGCATTGAACATTTGCATTTGATTTTTCCTCTTTAAAAAAAAGTTTTGTTTGAATTTATGATTTAAAAATCACTTTTTAGCAACTCTGGTCATGGTCTGAAGATATCTTTCCATACTGGAAGATACTGCTTTGGACTGATAGTCAGTCGCTTCGCTCTCTTCAGTCAAGTTTTCAGACTTACTGGTTGGAGTGCTAGTTTTGCCTGAGAAATATGATTCCTTAAGCGTTTCTAACTTCTCACGATAGCCGTTTTCACTTTCAAACTCAACATTTTCTGCTAGAGTAGCGAGTTTATCCCTTTGTGTCTGTGCTAGACCTTCAGTAACTTCGGCAAAAATTACGTCAGCGGTTGATTCAGCTAATCTCTTGTTTAGAGCAACATTCTTATCGATTTGCTCGTTGAGTTTTCCTTCCATTTCATCAAGTTTATCTACCATGCTCTCGATGACATCATATTTTTCTTCAGGTATAGTTACATAATGATCTTCAAAAAGACTCTTCATTCCAGTTAGGAATGATTCTGTCATTTCAGTTTTGAGTCCGTGCTCGATGGCGAGTTCATTTTCAGATACCCACTCATCAGCGACATACTCAAGATAAGAATCCAATCGATCTTGGAGTTCTTCCTTGATTGCCTTGACTTCTTCTACAAGAGTTTCTTCGTACTGTGCTTTAATAGATTCAGTCATTTCTGTGACTTTAGTTCTAATAGCAGCTTCAAAAATAGTACGTGCTTTCTCTTGAAATTCTTCTGAGAGTTCTTCACCTGCGATAAGTGCGTTAAGGTCTTCCTCAACATCAATCTTATCTTCGGCAACAACCTCATCTTCTGTGGTTTCTTCTTCAGTTACCACTTCATCCGTTGTAGTTTCTTCTTCGGAAACAACATCTTCAGTAGTTTGCTCATTTTCAGCAACTACTTCACCTTCAACTTCGGTTTCTTCTTCCTTCATACCTTTTGCTCCTTCAGCAGGTTTTGCACCTTTGTTTACGATATCCTTAACTTGTTTAAGACTACCACTAGGTGTTTTTAGTTTTGCTGAATCGTCATCAGGCTTATAGTTTTCAGGAGTAGGTCCACCGAGATCTTCTACTGATGCACCTGACATTTTTTGCATAGGATCCGCAGGTTTTGCACCTTTGGTCACTACGTTTTCTTCGATGTTTTCCATGTCTTGTAATTTGCTGCCAACGGACATTGTTATTGATTTGTGTTTTAATCTACATTTATTTATAGAACTTATAGATTTGAAAGAAAATCATTGAATAAATTCAACTTGTGTTCTTCTAATCTTTTTTGATCTACTAATGTATTAATATGTTTTTTTGTTTGAGATGCGAGAGATTCGCGGAGAATTCCACCTTCCCAAATCCACTCTTTTCCTTCCATTATTCCTGAGACAAAAGCATCAGGTGCTGATGGATCAGCGACAATATCTGCAGCAGTTGCTAACATGAAATCTTCACCTACAACTTTGCATCCATTGCTATCTTCTTTTAGAGAACCAACTCCACGAGATGAAACTCCGAGAGTTACACCTTCACCGATTAAAGATTTTGCAATCTTACCCATTGGTGTATCTAAAAGTTGTGCTTTACCTTTAAAATTATTTCCCTCTTGTGTAAGAGAAACAATTCTGTGAGAAACACGATCAAGGTTTACGGTAGGACCTTCTGGATGTCCTAACTCACCAAGAGCACGTCCTTTTTTTACGAACGACTCATTGTATCTTCCAACTTCTTTCGCAAGAGTTTGGACTGGATACATTCTACCATTACGATTTTTGATATCTCCTTGTAAAAAGACACCTTCAATATACATTTTCTTTTTACCACCTTTTCCTTCAGTGATAAATTTAACGCTTGCTATTTCTTCCGTAATGAGTTTCATTTTTTTTAGTTTGTAAATCCTACTTTATTTGCTTTAATCGCAGCAGATGTCCAAATAACATCAGTTGCTTTTTTCTGCAAAAATTCAGTTTGTTTTGTATTCATTGTAAAATAATTTGTGGTTGCTGCACCAACTAAAGTACTAACACCAACAGTTACTTCAGAACCTTGACTATTATATAATCTAACAAGAGTTGCTTGACTAATACTAGTTGCTGATCCTGCTACGGTTGCTGTATTTACTTGTGTTGAAATTATCTTAGTGATAGGCATTATTCTGATCCCTCAGGTTCTTCTTCTGTTTCAGTTTCTAATTCATTTTCAGTTTCAACTTCATCTTCAACTTGTGGTTCATTGAACATAGTGTTGCTCACACCACCACGCAGTGCTTCTATTTTTTCCGCAGCTTTAGTATACAAACTATCCTTTATCTCTGAACTAATATCAGAGGCTTTGGAATCTTGAGCAATCAAATCGACAATATCAGGCATAAAAATTTATATAATGTTATATTTTATTTATATCTCGGCCGATTTAGTATCTTTGCTTAACTGTGCATCAGTGACACTAGCATCAATTTCTGGTTCCATTGGAACATCACCTAGATCTCCACCACCTTCTAGTGGTTCACCAGTAATTGGATCAACTGCAGTTGGATCAGGTATGATTCCATCTTTAATCTCTTGTTCAATCTGTTCATCAATTTCTATAATCTCAGTATCTGTTTGTCTAAGAATTCTTTTACGTACATATTCATTTGAATAATACTTACCAATATAAGGTTCAATCGTGGCAAGAGTTCCTAATCTTTCATTTGTTAATTCAGATTCTTTAAGTTCAGCAAATTGATTATCATACACAAAATCATACTGAATATGATCACTCAAAATTTTCCAATCTTCAGGTGTAATTACATTCTTAAGAATTAATTGCGTACGTAACATGTCATTAAACATATTAGCAAAACGTTTTCTTAATCTGCCTACAAATTTTGCAAATTTAAGTTCATCTCTTAATATTTCTGATGATCTACCTAAATTAAATCCACCATCAGATGCGATACGTGACTCAGGAACAGCTAATGCACGATATAGTTTTTTCTGGAAATATTCAATATCAGAAAGTTCACCTAAGTTTTGACCACCAGGTAATGTTGTAATTTCAGTTCCACGACCACCTTCTCTTCTTGGTAACCAGAAATCTTCCATCATAGACATGAACTTACGATCATCTCTGACTTCACCAGTGTTTGCATCATATGTTAGTTTATTACGATATCTCATCATAACATCACGAAGATATTGCTCTGCCTTTATCTTTGGAAGATTTCCAACATCAATATAAAATATTCTTCTCTCAGGTGCTCTTGATAATCTGTAGATAACAAGACTATCTTCAATCATTCTTAATTGATTTAAAGCTTTAATTGCTTTATGTAAATATGATAAACAAGTTCCTTTATTACGATCAAATAATCCAGATGTTACATATGTGATTGAATCCTTCGCAATTTTTACAGAAGTTTTAGTGTTTGTGCTTCCACCCATTGAACCAACTGGATAGTTTGGTTTTGGAGTATAAACATAATATTCTTCTATTTCTGGATATAATTCTTTCTCACTTCCTTTAAATACGTTGGAAAGATCAACTCCACCTAAATTTTGATTCGTCTTTTTTTCTTGACGAATAAACTTCATTTTCATTGGATCAATATATCTAATTTCCTGAATACCCTCTTCAGGTTTTTTAATATCAATTACCTTTAAATAAAATAATCTACCATCAACATACCAATTTCTAAAAATTTCATGGGACTTTTTATCAAAGTCCATCATTTCTTTGATACCTCTAAATTCTCTCCTTATAGTTTCTTTAACTTTATCACTTGCATTTACATTTGATAATTCTATTTCAACAGGGGAATCGTATAGATCGCTGACTATTGCTTCGTTTACAACGTCTTCGATTGCACCATCACATTCTGGATGAAGTGCCATTTCTCTGTATCTACGGATTAAATCATATTCAGTTCTGAATCTTCCCTCAATATCTACATACTGACCGTAAAAACCAGATTGAATATAATAATCAGACCCGTCCTCATTATTCTGAGGAACGGGTGAGACCACTGAATC